GGTTGAGGCGTAGTTTTACCAACTCAGTTTCAATCGCAGCACGGGTTGATTTCCATGTCTCGCTGGCAGCATCTACCTTGGGCTCTGACATATTTATTCCTCAGAAACTATCGAAACCCCGGTCGAGGTTGCGTTCGCGGTTGCTCTCGCGCTGTATCTTCATGCGCGTTTTGATCCCTTCCAGCAATTCTTTGCTGTCGATCTTGCGGGTTTCAAGCGCCTCTTTGAGATCGCGGTCAGCATCACGTGCATCCATGCGTTCGCGAATCTGCAGTAGCGTTATTTCACCCTTGGAAAGTGCAATCATTTCAGCCGATTCGAGCTCCAACTGTTTTTCCTGCAAGCTGCGGGTTTGCCCGATTTCCTTCAGCCGGAATTCTTCTAACTGCAATTCCTGTTCAGGTGTAAAGCCCCGGCTTGGATCAAGTTCGCTTTCGAGCTTGGCTGCCTGTGCTGCAGCTAACCGTGCCTTGGACTCGGCTTCGGCCTGCTGTGCAGCTTCAAGCGGTGATGGGCCGGCCTCTTGCAGTGCCTGGTACTCATCATCTGTAATCGAGAGCTGCTCTGAGTCTACATCAGCGGATTTGAGAATAGCCTTCCAGAGTGCAAAATCATTCGAGAACCGGCTAAAACGCGCATTATCAGATAAAGCTGCAATAACCTGCAAGTGCTGTGCCTGCATGTCTTTGTTGACCAGCCGTGTAGCACCGTGGGCAACGATTTTGTAATCGCCCTTTATTTCATCATCCGGGTTGTAGAGCATGTTCCAGTCGTACAGTTCTTCTAACGACAGGATCATCACATCATCATCCCAACGCTGGGCGATAGTGCGCTGGGGTGCCGTCTGGGCATTATCCAGCATGGCTAACCCAGAAGTAGTAGTCACTGCTTCGGTCGGGGCCCCTTGTGCGAGTGCCGGGTAATTGCTTTCCAGTTGTGCCAGCTCAACCGCCTTTTCTAATATCACCATCAACTCGCTGGTGCGGGCATCAATCTGGATGACCTTCATGGCGTTGTTCATGGAAAACGGAATGTCGCCCGGCATTTCGGTTGAATCGACCTCAAACTGCTTCAAACCGCCGTCGATGTTCCAATCACCATCTAAAGGCTTTAAAGCGCCGGCAAGCGTCAACACAATCGGCCCTGAACTGATTGCAGCGTTATGTAGGATCATATGCCAGGATGAGTCTATGACCACCTGTGAATCACGCACATGATCGGGTACGCCATAACCGAAGATCGAGGTATCTGATTCCTCATAGCACATGGCATAAAACGGCAGGTGCGTCGATTCTTCCATCGGCGTGATCTTGACCTTGATCACAATACCCTGGCTGAACCATACCTCAGCTAGTGTCGTGCGGCTTAGCTCGTCCTCATCGGCTTCCATCTCACCCAATAAAGAGAGTGTCGAATTCGGTACCGGACCGAAATAACGCCACATCGAATAATGCTTGTCGGTATCGGGTTTTATGCCCTCAGCATCGGCGCGGCGGCGTAAACAACTGCTTTTTAGTTCACCATGATCTGGCTTGAGCGCCAACAACACATCAATCTGCTCGCTGACAAAGCCCGGCCATTTCTTCAGCCGCTCAACCCGCGATGGGCTCATGGACTCCCACACAAACGCGTGTTCGCAAATATCCAGACTCTCTACTGCTTCGGGATAGAAGGCAAACGGATCAATGACCTGAAAATCAACACCAGAATCCTCTGCTATATTCTTATCCCACTGGCAGACGGTGTTGCCGTTTTCATCCGTACCCTCAACGCGGGAACGCACTACACGGGTCTTGCCGGTCATTACCGGCCCGTGCATGATGCCCGTACCTACTTTAAAGGCCGATTTGATCAGTTTCCGACCCAGGCGCGGGAACTTGGTTTCAGTCATCTGGTCATCCATGACCACCTGCATTTTTTTAGCCCGGCTCTCCGCCTCTTGTTTTTCTTCTTCAGCACGCTGTTTGTAGGTGACTGGTGAGCCATCTTCGTTTTCTTCCACCTGGCCCGGGACTTGCTGACCAAACTGATTCAGTTGCATCTGCACAACCGGAGAATCGTCCTTCAACTTCAGCATCAACTCAGGATCAGGTGTCGGTCCAATTTCCCAGCCGCGTTCGTTCGACGGCAGCAGCATGTTGATGACCTTGGCGGTGATCTGGTCGGTGATCTGGCGCGTCAGGTGAATAACCGGCGGCTGTTCTGTATCTGCACGGCTGTCAACCGGCTTGTTCTTGGTCTCGGGTAGATGGGAATCAGACCAGCCGTTGTATTGCTGCAACGCCCGGATCATGCGCCGCTCAATCGGGCCTTTCTTTTCTACCGCCTTATCTCGCAGCGGTTCAAGACGGACCGCCAGATCAATGTATATCTCACGTTCTTCACACGGCGGTGCGCCTTCGGCCTGGGCGTAGGAACTCAGCACACTATCACGTGGTGTTTTTTTATCGATCAAAACAGTTTCCTTTCACCGAAGTTGACTTTCCGGACTTTCTTGCCGAGCGTTCGTTTCATGGGTTCAGTCCTCGATATCTCTTTGTGTTTAACGAAGGCGTAGCGCAGTGCGTCCAGCAGGTCATCGTATTTTTTGACGATCTTGCCATTCTCGCCGGTCTGATAACCTTCGTATTCCTCGCGCAGCATCGTCAGGTTGTTGCAAAACTTCAGTTGGCCAGTTACCAGGGCATTACGCACCAATTCAATACCGGACCATACCGACTTGTCGGCAGGCACCAGGTTCAGACCCAAGCTGCGGTAAATGTCGATCATCTTCTTGCCATCTGACATATTGCCGCCAGAAGTCTCAGAAGCGCCCCTGAGCCACTTACCACGTGCCTGGATAGCCATGACATGCTCCCCCGGTCGCGCTTCTGCCCGGCGGTGCTCCGAATAAACATAAACCTCGTTCATATCGCGGTTCCGCGCCAGCCAGATTGCGGCAGTCGGATGCGTCCAGCCAAAGTCCATGCCATAGCAACGTGGCCAGTGCTTTTCCAGCCGTCGTGGTGGAATGGAAATCTCGGACCAGTCCATCGTGTAGATTGCGCCTGAACCCATCTTGGGTATTCCCCAGCGCCGTGCCTTCATTTCATGGGGCTTGTACACAGCCTCCATTGAGGCCCTCATTTCCTGACTCAGGTGTGGCGCATCGTCCCAGGTAATCCGCACCAAGAAAACGCTTGGGTCTTCACCCTTGGAACGTTTCTCAAAATCCATTGTCAGTTCGGTCTGACCCTTGAGCGGTGTGTAGGTGTTCCAGACAATGCCTTTGGTGGTCATGGTCCTGGCCACGTTCTCACCATGGATCGGAACGTCGGCTTCTTCGTCCTCCCACACCCAATCGCGTTCAGTCGCCTCAAACGCCTCGCGCCCCTGATCATAGGACTTCAGATTGATAATGCTCTTGCCGCCGGATTTATGCCGGATAGCAATAATGTCATACAAATCAGTTGTGCCCAGCGCCTTTTTGCAATCGCCGTCAATCAGCAACTCACGGGGAATCATGCCGGTACCGAATGCACCAGCCGGATAGCCGATCAATTTCTTCTGGATGCTGTCACGCACCACCTTGCCACTCTTGCCAGCAGCCACACCGGAAGTAGGTTTATGAAATACTTTGCCTTCCCACCAGTCCTCGTATAGTCCGGTTGAATGACAAACAGCTTCATAAGCACCTGTTTCAGTCTTGCCAGTACGCGATCCGCCCATCAGACAGCGTTCTTTGTGATTTGCACCAGCTTTAAAAAATGCCAGCGCCTTCGGATACAGCTCGCGCCTGAACGGCCCTTCATCCGGGAACATAGTGCCGAATTTGCCGAATTTCAGAATGTGTATCTCAGCTTGTAGCGCCTCGATATTGGCAATGTTGGATTGAATTAATTCCTGCTCTGTTGCCACAATTTTCCCCGCTGCTTAAAACCCATAAGTACTACCGCCACATGCCTCAGTCAACCAGCGAGGAAGTCCCAAAGCACACAGCGGCAGTCTTATGAATTATTTCCACTCACAAGCTGATTCATCGTTGCCAATTCCGTAGCCTGTGCAGGCGTTGTGCTTGCGGCCCAATAAGGCATGACATTTTTCTTCATACAAATCCATTTTGCCAGCGTACCATTTCAATAAGTAAATAGTATCTATCCCATCCTTATCACCAATATCACGGAGTTTAAAACATGCATTAGCTTCATGGTCCCTATTTCTCCATGACAGAGGTTCATCCTTCAATCCACAGGCTTTTACCAGTTCTTCGTAATTGACTTTAATGACCGGAATATCAGCAATTGGTAATTGCGTCATTCGCCCGGTATTTCCATTCTCAAGAACACCATATCGCCAGCAACCCTCTCCAGTTTCAAAATCAGGTTTTTCGAGGCAGCCAGTGAGGAATGGTAAAAATGCCGCTAATATGAAAATTCTCATGCAAATCTCCGGTTAAAAGCCACACGGAATCTCCACCATAGGTTCATTATTCCGGTGGACATTTCACGATTCACCAGAAGGGTTGATTGCTTAAAACTGGTGTCGTATCGCTTGATGTTTCTCATACAAACCTCCGTGGTTCCATGCCCTGCTCCAGATTAACGTCTGTAAGCACCGTTGCTGGCGTTGTTGATGCTACTGTTCCATCGGGGTTGTAAGTTACAATATCGGGCATAAATCGAATTAGCTGGCTAGGTATAGGATAAAGCGGTGTGCCAGTGACATTGCCGGTTTTCACACCATCTACTACTTCCCACTTGGTTCCTACTTGCCTGCTGTCCCACCACCACACACCTCCCGTAGCTATCTGATTCGGGTATGTTGCCAGCAGATAATCAATTGCATTTTTCGCTTTTGTATTGCCGGGTAGCGTTACTGAAAACAGAAACCGTTTCTTGCTACCAATAACTGGATTTTCCCACATTTTCTCGACAGTGACATAATCAGCCATACGCCTGAATATCCGTACCGCTTTAATGTGCTGGCCGTTATATTTGCGATCATCCATTAAATTACGCAAGGTGTTCACTGCGGTTTGTGTCAGGATTAAAAATAAATTGACGTTCATGCTGCCAATGCCTGAAGCGTTGGAACCACGGCTGCAAAAGTCTGGTTATACCGGCGTAAATCCCGCGCCCGTTGGGTAAATCCGGTACGTCCCAATATTTCCATTTTGGTGCCGGTTGCAAATGCCCCGTCATAATTCGTGGCCGTGCCAGTTGCTGCGTCTACACCAACTTGTAAACTACCGGAACCAAAACCAGCCCAACACTTGTACGTTGTACCAGCAACTACCGTCAGAGATACACTTGCGGTATTGGTTCCATCTGTGGATGAAAGCAGGCTATTGGTTGCATCGTAATAGAGTAAATCGGCACCACCGTTCAATGAGATTATCTCAATATTGCCGCTTGCTTCCGAGGTTGCAAAGTGTGGTGTCCAGTTAATGAAATACCCGCCTTGAGTATTATCGTGGTTGGCGAGATCAAAACTGGTTTCAGTAATGTTGATTGAGCCAGTTGCACCAGCATTAAAAATTGGTGAACTGCCGCGTAATGATGCAATGGTTCTGTTTAAACCTAAACCAATATTCGGAATTATGATTGAGCCGGTTGCTGCTGCTTCATTTAAGCCTATTGTTGTGGCACGGGCAGGTGAAACCCTACTAGTATTAGACGTATTGCCGGTTGAGTTATTGGCTACAGATATTAAAACCTCCCACCAATTGCCGACTTGATTTACTTCATTTGCTGTAGTACCTGTAGATATTCTATTTACTATAGCGCCCGTCTTGGTGTTTATCTGCGCAGTAATTTCCTGTCTTGTCCCACCATTATATTGAAGTTGAAATTCAGAGAACCTCGTCTCGTCATTATCGACCGCCACGAATGCACGCAATACATTAGTATTAGAATCATCTGGGATTGTAAGGGTTTCTACTACTAGCTCAAACGCAGCGGCATCATCATCCGTCAGTGTAGTAGCAGTATTGGCAACACCCTCAAGCCCTACAGCATCATAGGCCGATATCGCCGTTCCCTGCTGTGTCCAAGCCGGATTAGTCAGATCACTGCTCCATGTGATTTGATTGGTTGCTGCAGGCGCACCATAAAGCCACCATTTACCGCCCGCGTAGTATTCGCCGGGAACAGTAGTGGCGTAGGATTTCCACAGTACCGGACTCGAATCATCGGGCAGGTAGATCGTTGAGGTACGTGCTTCAGCTATGTTGCCTGTACCAACAATCACATCGGCTGAGAAAACTCCGGCAACATCATCGAGGGCGTGGAAAACGAGGGGGTCAATATTACCGCCATCACCAATCATCGGCCCAACAATCGGACCTACCATGGGGCTGACAATTGAGCCTGTCATGCCCATGTTTTGAATGCCTGGTTCATTTGATTTTTTTGTAGGGACGGGAATCGAAAACCACCCGGCCTTTTAAATGCTGGCGGATATTTCGCTCTGCGTTTTTCATACGCTGGCGGTAGTCTTTGAAATCTTCGCCTTCGTGACGTTTACGGCAAGCCATTAGTTACCTCGCGTGTATGGACTCCAAGTACTCCAAGTATTCATGCTTTTGGTTCGCGACCAATCCAATGCTCGAACGACTCACGGAGATTGTGGAAATCATTTATCTGATGGTAAATATCACTTTCATGGACCAACAAATAATCAACTATTTGCCCTGGAATTGATTCTGGACCAGTAACTGACGACCTCTCATCAGTCTTTTCAGTTGGCAAACCAGGGTCTGGTGCCCATAGTTTAATAGTGACATCAAACATCGCCTGCTCTGCATCAATCTTGGCCTGCTCATAAATACTTGTGCTCGCAGCCATAACCATTTCATAACATCGCAGACAGATGTCCTTTATTCCCTCTACCCTGGATGCAACTTCCTTGGGTAGTTTGACTCCATGCGCACAGGGATCATGTACAGTCTGCTGGACTTTGCTTAATTCCTGTTCTTTACCGCACAAATCACATCTGTAATAAATCATTTTTCGTTCCTCGCTGGTTGATAAAAAAATGCAGGCCAGTCGCTACTCTGACTATTTGGACAGGACTCGAACCTGCGCTGACCCCCGTTAATAACGGAATCACTCCGTTTTCTCAAGGCGCTCTATCCGACTGAGCTACCAATAGGGCTGTGATTAATAACCCCTGCGTGTCTGCTTTCCACGCCGCTGCATTGTTTAGGTGGTGGTGTCTGAAACCGGATGATTTCGCATAATCCAGTGCGGGATTAACGCCACCAGACAACACCCCTAAACAGGGTAAATGGCTGAACCAGAAATCACGCCTATATGAATCAATCACTTACAACACACAAAATCACCTGTTTTGGCGAAAATTGCGGATTTTCAAGTGACTGATAACTCTCAGGTTAATGACAAGGCGCCACGGGCGGGTAAGCCACATTTCCAGACCTGCCAAAATAACCCATATTTTGGGGTAAACATGGCCGACCAGATCAACCGGCCGGCCATGCTGGATAAACACTATTACAACGCGTCAGGTACCACAGGTGTCTCAACCGCGCCTAGCGCAGTCAGACCTTGCATTACCCAATTGTCGGTACCTGTGTATTCAAGTGAATACAGGGTTCCAGCTACTAACGCAGCTTCGTTGGTTGCACCGACTACCTTGTTGTTGACCTTATCGCCAGCAACCGCAGAAATCAGCTCAACGCCATTGGCTGCGCAGAATATCTGCAATTTCTTACCACCCACAGCAGCAGGCAATGAAACCTGTTTGGTCGCCACAGACGAGGTAACAACCGCCAGATCAGTGGTTGCAGAGATCAATCCGGTAGTACCACCACCGACAGTTGCAGTGATTGCCTCGCTACTACCTGAGCCAATCAGTGCGGTATTGGCTGTAATCAGCGTTGTATTGGCCGTCATCTCTGACTTTAAGGCCAGTGTGTCCTTGATGTCATGCAGCGCCTTTTTGAGGCCTGGTATGGATAAAGCGGCAGCAACAATGGTTCTCGCCAGTCCTGCTCTCGTTGTTCTGTTAGCCATGATCTACTCCTTTACGCATATGCCATATGCGTGATTATGACGACAGTGTCGCCGATTAGTATTCCTCGCCGGTTAATGCCTTGTATTCGCGCTTCAAGCGCAACTTTGTTTCAGTCAATTCTTCCAAACTCAAATCCTGCAGAGGCCGTGCAATTACTTCGAGCTCGGTTTTGTCATGCATGTTTGTGTAGTTCTTCGCAACGAACTGAAAAGCTTGAGGATTATACAATCCCAACAGACCATTTGTGACCAGAAAATCTTCGCCCATTGTCTTCGCACGCGTGACGGCTTCTCGAAAGTCAGGGTATTTTTTCGACCATTCTGAGATTC